GAACTTGTTCAGCCACAAGTATAGGTAATGAAGGAGAATGTCTTGGTGCAGGAACTTGTTCTGCCCCGGCTTATAACAATAATGAAGTACAGTGTCTTGCTCAAGGAACTTGTTCAATCGGAACACACTATGAACAAGCGCCTTGTGAAGGTGCCGGGGGAACTTGGACTAGTGCAGGTAATACTTGGACAAGTGCAAATAATACTTGGACACCAGGTAGTTGTACTGACGTAGCATATACTACTGAAGCAACTTGTACTGCACCGAGAGGAACTTGGACTGAGGAAGTTTTTGAGAATTGTTCTGATGGAGTACAATTAACTCAAGTTCTTTGTGAAGCAGACCGAGGAGTTTGGGACCCAACTGTTGTAAGTGCAATGCCAGGAAATACAATAATCTTAAATGGTGATGGTATTGACCCACTGTGGGTCATAACAGTAGGCGGAGTTGTTCAAATAACTGGCGCACTGAATCTACCAACACAGGTTAACTTTACACTAGTTGACAGTACTCCACTTGGAGCACAACCACTAGTTATTACTAATACTGACGGTGACACAGCAACACTTGCCACTGACTTTATAGTAACAGACCATTTGAGAATTATAACGGTTACATACGATGCTTTACCAGCGGTTACCATAACTGGAGCCAACTTTATAACTAATAATACAGTGATAACTCTTGAGGAAACGTCTACTGCAGGAGTAGTTGTAGCCACACCAGCGGTAGTTTTCACAGACGCCAATAACATCGGATTCGATGCGACTGGAGTAGCGACTGGTGATTATGACGTAATAGTCACTAATTTAGACGGGACCTCGTTCAGAGAAGTTAGTTCTGTAACGATTCCATAAAAAATCGATATGCTTATAAATAGTTTTATTATAAATATATCAGAAGAATACAATTTTTGGAGATAAAATACAATGTCCGTAACACTATCAAGCATAACTACTGCGGTTGACCCGTTCAATGACATACCAGATATTACATTTGATAGTATCGATGTTTCGGCGTTTACCGAAGAAGTAGAAATATATACAAATACGCCGGCGGTAATGATACCGACTAAATTGAACGCTATGGCGACTTCAATGAAGACCTGGCTCAATGACAATATTTCCGCTCCTTTAGAAAATCAACAGAATACCTTTAAAAACGAGGTTGTTGTCCGTACTAATACGGCAATGAATGCTGTAGAAACCTATATGAACGATGAAGTTCAGGGTTTCGTAAATACTACATTCGTACCTTGGGCAAACGATGCAGGGAACGTCCTGTCTAATCACGCTAATACTCTTGAGAACAACGTAACGGGTACGATGACTCAATTGCAGGCTGATTATACTATTCACGTCCTGGCACAAGATGCAATTATCGCCCAAGCACTAAATGATATACTGGAAAATCTTGCCCAGTATACTTCTGGTGCGGCTAACTCTGGCTATTCTATTCACGCAACCAACGAATTACTCGCCGATGTCACAATGACTCGGGAGATTGCTTTCACTGATTATATGTACAATTCAGAAGGCAATATTACTTTCGCTGAAGAAGGCACGAACACTACTCATCACATTAATTATCATCCAAATACTGGAGCGATTATGTCTTTTGGTGAGACAATGCAAATTGTAGGTGAGCCTCGACCTTTTCAACAGCATTTGAAACTAGAAAACGAAGAGTCTACTGGTTCAACGTCAGTGGCAAAAATTAAAGCATATGATATGTTTAAGAATACATCTGCGGGTTCTGTAAATGTATTCAGAGGTACTGGTCACGAAGTAAATGGAGACCCTGCAGTCGAACTGACTATTTTAAATAATACTTCAGTTGCAGACGTAGACAACCCAGAACTTATACTAAGACGTGGTGTTGATGCCGCGATTATGTTCGGTGGGATTGATGCAGGTGATTATATTAAAATCACAGAAATAGACGGCACTACAATTTACAATGGCGGTGTTGATGGACAATATGCAGAAGATTACGATACAGTTTTATTTAAACCTAATGCAAGTTATTGTCACGATATGACATCCTCAGTAACTGGTTGGGGCGTACCTGCAACTTTCAATGCAAGTGATGTTGATTCTTCCGGTGGTGATTACGATACGCCAACTAAATGCGAAGAATATGTTGACTCTATTGTTGCCCTTCTAGATGACTTCTCACGTTCTTATGAATACAATATTTCAAACGAATCTTATGTAAGTTCTCTTTCTGACGGACTCATTTACAAAGTTTATATCAATGATGACTCTGGATTCATTGACTCTTACGCATACACAATTGATGCAAATGGTAAGCAAGGAACTGGTGCTATACTTAACGCTATCTATGATGATGGTGTTTCAGATGTAGCAATTACATCGGGTGGAACCAAGTTTTCTGTTAATGCGGCCGCTAGAGCGTTTGATTTAGGTGCTGTAGATGTTGCTGGTTCTTCTGAAACGAAGGCAGTTGCTACTCACACTCTTAAAAATGGAATGGTTGATACTGTTACTGTACAGTCACCTGGTTCTGGTTATACTGGATACTGGGAAGTTGCTGTAGAAGATGGCGGTACTGGTCATATACATACAATTCAATTAACACAAACTGAAGTTAATATTATTAAAGCAGGTGGTCAAGTTACTTCTACGACTGTAGAGGCTGGACATACTCACGACCAAGTAGTTTCGTGGAATGCTTTTAATAAGTCATTCTCATTTGATTCAACTTCAGGTGCTCACAATCACCCAATTGGTGTTGCAACGCACAATATTAATCCATTGATTACACTTGTATTCACAACTTCAACTGGTGGACTAGCAGATGGTGATGTTTATATCACTGAAACTGGTGAACTAGACTATGTTACAATCACAAACGGCGGAGCCGATTATGTTATTGCTGATACTGTCGCGGTTTCTGGCGGTGCTCCAGCAGTAGTCGGGGCAGTAAGTATGGACTTAGTTGACGGTGGAATAGCGGGATTCTCTGTATCAAATGCTGGTACAGGATATACTGATACGACTGCTAAAACAGTTGCGGTAACAATTCAGAATAACGCATTTAGTCCATCAACGATTTCTGCGAATGTTGGCGATACCGTCACCTTCCAGAATCTTGACATTCAGCCACATACTGTTACACATACAGATGGTATGTTCGACTCAGGAGATATTCCTCAGAACGCAACATTCACTTATGTTATTACTAAGGCAACTGAAATTACAGACAAATACGATATCTATGACGACAACAATGTAGGCACTACCGCTACTCTTTGGGTACGTGATAATAGTGTATACGTTGATATGGTTACTTCTACTGGTGGTGGAGTTAGAGGGCTCGCAACTGTAGATGTCTCAGGAAATGTTCTTAACATTGCTGTAGACAGACCGGGACAAAGTTATGTTTCGGGCGACACTGTAAGAATTATTGATGTGTCTGGTCCTGGTGAAGGTGCTTATGCTGACATAGTTACAGACCGTAGTATTGCAGTAGTTAATGCGACCACGAGAGGTTCAGGCTATTCCGCAGGTACACAAATTATAGCAATAGATAACACTGGCTTCCCAATTTGGGATGAGCCACACGCAAACATTATCGGAACTGCGTTCGGTTCAGGAGCAATCTTGAGACCAGTACTTACTACCGAATATGTTGCGGGAAGTTGTGCAGATGCACAGTATCTCGATGAGGCAACTTGTAACGGTGGTGGTTCAACTTGGACGGCAGAGATTACGATTGGTGAAATGACTGGAGTTACTGTAGTTAAAGGTGGTTCAGGATATAACGATGTCGAGTTTGTTATTAATGACCCAGCAGGAACAGGTTCAGCGGCAACTTTAGTTGCAGACCAAAACAATGTAGTTACCGCAGTTAACTTTACGGCAAGAGGAGAGAATTATGATGAACCTCATCTTATCGTAACAGACGGTGGTGGTTTACTAGGCACTACAAATAAGACAGTTGGTAATGGCTTTGTTGGTACAGTTAGTTTGAACAACGGTATCGGCGCAGTAACGATTGTTGAAGATTGGCAAGACTACGACCCAGGATATACTAGGGTTATGGTTATCGATGAACACGCAGAACCTACTGGTTACGGTGCTGAAGGCACTGCGACTCTAGGAGTTGCTGGTAATGTCTCTGATGTTGAGATGACTAATCCAGGTACAGCATACAAAACACCTGTCGTGTTAGTTGCTGGACCAGTTATCTACACTGGAGCATCAATTAATAATGTTAATACTGATTTAGCACTATATGGCCCAGAAGGAAATACCAATGGTTCTCCTTTCTCTGCTAATAATGCCGCGGGTACTAACTACAAAAATGGTATTATGATTCAATTCGAGAATCCAAACGGACATACTTTGAATGACTCTTGGTCATTCAAAACACAGTCTTGGACTTTGGGTACTCCTGCGTCATTGCTATATACGTCTAGCCGATATGATGGCAACCTCGAAAATATGCGAGGCATCATAACCCTAAAAGATGTTTGGGATGTGTAGGTTAGATAAATTTATATAAAATAATTCTGTATTATAAATAGAATTGAATATTAAAGAACTGGAGAAAATACAACTATGGATATTTTAACACTTGGTAAGATGAACCAAATGGCGAAAGATGTCGACCAAACCTTGGAATATCTAGCCAATGCGACATTTTCCGCTCTAAAAGACGTTTGCGATTTTCAAGAAGGAAACGTAGCGACTATCGATGCGTGTACCGCAGATGGAGTTGCCCAGTTAATCGCGGCTGGCGGAGGCGGTGGCAGTGGTCCACAATACGCTATGTATGTTGGCTGTAACAGTGGTCAAGGCGCAACAGGTCAAGAAGGAATAAACTATAACGGCCATCAATGTGCTTGGACAGTGCCTGCTGACACAAAAGGAATTAAGTTTGAAATGTACGGTGGAGGGGCCTCTGGTTGGGGTGCTTGTTGTTGTATGATGGTAGGACTTCCTGGTGGAGCGGGTGGATATGTAGTAAAACATCTAAACGAAGAAGATGGCGACTTTACTGCCGGTTCTTCAGTATATCAAATTTGTTCTGCTGGAACAGGTTGTTGCTATCCTGGTGGTAGCATAGGCAGAGGACATACAAGTTATGTAACTGGTCCTGGCTTATCAAACTTCTGTTCAATCGGTGGACACGTAGGGCAAAATCAGTGTCATAGTTTTAACTGTTACACTTGTTGTCATACTTGTTTTAACTGTGCCCCAGTATACGGCGGAGATTATGGAATGGGTGGACGGTCTAGTTGGTTCCATTCAAATCATTATTGTGCAGGCGGATTGTGGCAAGTTGCTTCAGGTGCCCCAGGTCCTCTTGGAACTGGTGATGCACATTCCCCAGATGCTTGTGCTATGGGTTATCACTCCGGTGGTTCTCCCAAGTCCCCAGGTGTTGGCGGATTTAGTGGCTTCACATCAGGTTCTTGTTGTTGTTCAAAAGCCGGTGGTGGCGGAGCAGTAGTAGTCACATATTGGAAATAAGACAAATTAAAAGTTAATTAGGAGATATATTAAAAATGGCTAAATTGAATATTGAAATGACGTATCCAGTGCCGGATAAGTATCTATCCCAGAGTACGGCGGCCGGTAATACTGCTACGTTGTCTTATCTCGGGCCAGACACAATCTGGGTGCAAGTGTACAAAGACGGAGATAACAAAGGGAAATGGAATACCAATCCCATTAAAACGAATTATCACGATGATGGCGATATCGATGGCGATGATGACGATATGACCGCGGCAATTGAGGCACTTCCAATTCCTCTTGATTCGGCTCGTATCAAAATCGACTGCAATGCAAATCCTCATCTTTGTGCTATATGGACTGATTGTCACACCGTTGGTGATGACACAGGTTCTTATAACAATCTTCCCCAAACACAAGATAAACTTGATGATGGGACTGTTTATTACGAGCGTCCTCGAAACGATAGAATTCCTCCTGACCACGTGTGGAATCCACAAGAATGCCGATGGAATTTTGAAACTGATGAATGGGACTTAGTATTACGTAAGCCTAAAGACTTTGGTATGACAGAGACTTGGGATGAACTTCGAGCAAATAGAAACGTAGACCTTGAAAATACTGACAGTAAACAACTTTTACCAGACGGCGATGAAAAAACTGCTTGGGAAGAGTATCGCCAGAAATTGCGAGATATTCCTCAGACATACGCTGGCAAAGAATTGCATACTATACCACGTCCAGTTTCTCCCGAAGATGTAGCAAACAACGCGGCGAGAGCGGCTGAAGAGGAGAATAACTAATGGATATTTTAACACTTGGTAAAATGAACCAAATGGCTAAAAACACTAACGTAGCGTTAGAGTTGATGGCAAATCACGTATATGAAACACAATCTGATATTGCAATAACCCAAGCCGGGAACGAGTCTGCTATTAACACAGCCGTTTCGACTGGATTGACAGACATTGATGCCGCGATTGCGGCTGGTATGCAATCACAACCACAAAAACACTTTTTCATTTACAACACAAATCATTGGTCAGTGACTAATGGTGGTTGTTGCTTACAATGGACGGTACCTACAGGAACTCAAATAATTACATTTGAGATTCTATCTGGTGGCGGACCAGGTGGCTCATCTGGACACGACTATGATATCGGACACGGTGGTGCAGGTGGTAACTATAACGAAAAAACAATCTGTTTAGAAGGTGGGGATTTTGTCTCGGCCGCAGGCAGTGAATCTGCTTACACGTTATGTTCCGGAGGCACTTCACAGTGTTCTTGTTGCACAACTTGTAACAGAGCGTGCCGACACGGTTGTTCATCTTATGTAAACGGCCCTGGACTATCTAACTTCTGTTCAATCGGGGGTCACGGTGGTTCTACTTCTTGGGATGTTATGTCTAACTGTTATAACTGTTCGCTTGGTAATAATCAATGTGACCGAGGTAACTACAACGCTGGTTGGGTAGCACATAACTGTAACGATGCAACTCAAGGTGGCGATATGTGTTTCAGAGGTATCAATTCAAGTTTCCACAAAGAATACGACTGTTGTACTCATATAGGAGTCACAACTGGTGGCCCTGCGGGACCATTCACAGTCTCCGGTGGCGGCGTTGCGAGAGGATGGTGTACCGGTGGTATGGCTTGCTGTAATCAACACTCAGCCTTCCCTGGTGGCGGCGGTGGTGGCAACTCACTCGGTGCTGGAACTCCTTGTGTAGGTGGTTTCGGAGCAGGTGGATTAGTCAAAGTGACTTATCAATAAATAATTTTAGGAGATAGAATAAAATGGCACACGTACAAAAAATCGTAACTTACGACATACCAGACGAGTTCGAGATGCTAACACCGACTAAAGCGTTAGGTAAAACGTCTACGCAGAGTTATGATGGCCCTTCAACTCTAATCCTATGGATTGACAAAGAGTCGTCTGATATCCACGAGACTTGGGATAAGGATGATTATACAGACCGTCCTGTTCCTCTTAACATAGAAGTTAAGGAATTAAATGCTGACACAGATGAGAATGCGATGAAAATTGGTATTCTTTTCGGTGGCTTTGGAGAGAGAAAACTTTATGAAGTTGCAGTCGGACCTGTAGCAGATGATAATATTGTAATAGTTGACCCATCTGACCCACGAATGATTTTTTCAGAAAATGATATCATCGATGACTATACTAAGCCTCTAGTGTTTAGGTCTGATTATCGTAGACGTTCTGACGATTTTATTAGGGAAGAGCGTAACTCTAAATTGAAGCAGTCTGATTCACGAATCGCTGAAGATATGCCTGTGGAAATTAAAGCAAAATGGGATGAATACCGTCAGAAATTGAGGGATATTCCTGCTGACTGGGCCGCAGTACCTAACCATATGGTTAGATGGCCAACTGACCCAGACGGAGAGTATGATGACCCTGGTTCACGGGGCGAAGACCCGGAACACGAAGTCATTATGATTGCAGACCGCAAAGCGGCCGATAATGATGCAATTGCACAATTAACGCCTATCACAGGTGTAGACGAGTAAAAAAAATTAGTTTTAAGTAACATCTTGAGGGCTTCCCTAGTGGAAGCCCTTTTTTATTGCATATAAATAGTTGACAAGATGTACTGATTATGTTATAATAGTCGTAATTTATAGTAATTAAACAAGTGAGGTGAAGTGATGAAACAAGGTCGTTCTAAGGCTTTCTTTATAAATGGTGGTGCCGGTCGTGTGCTATCATCAATCCCTGCATTGGAAAAATATCACGAGGAATCAGGTGATGCTGACTTTGTTATTGTTTGTGAAGCAGGAATGGATTTCTACAGAGGACACCCTGTCCTCCATAAACACGCATACGAAGTATGGCACAAGGGTCTCTTTGAAACTATCAGAGACAAAGATGCCGTATCTCCTGAACCCTATCGTGTAAACGAATACTACAATCAACAATGTTCTCTTGCACAAGCATTTGATATCGAAATCAATTGTCTAGAGGACCCACGGGAACTTCCAGTACCAACTGTCGCATTAAATAAACTGGAGACACTCACTGGTTATCAAACAGTCCAAGAAATTAAAGCGGGTCTTAACAAAGACAAGGCTATCATTATCCAGCCATTTGGCCGTACTATCACCAAAATGGGAGAACACCTCATAGATGGTACATCCCGCTCTTTTGAACTTGGAAATATTGTCAATATTATTGGTATACTCCGTGAGAGGTATGCAGTAATTTTGATGAGCGAAATTCCTTTCCAAGTACCTGAAAATGCTAAACATCCAATAGCATTTCCAAAAGAACCCAATTTAAGACTATGGGCTTCGATGATTAATTCAGCGGACCACTTCTTGGGTTGTGATTCTGTGGGACAACATATAGCAAAAGCAGTTGGCAAGACAGCAACGGTTGTTGTCGGCTCTACTGTACCTATTAATATTACATATCTTGATGACGATGATTTTGATGTTATAGATTTTGGTGCTGAAAAGGGAAGAGACTATTCTCCTATCAGACTAACTATGGATGATGAGAAAGATAGAATCAATGATAAGGTAATGATGCTAGAAACTTTGGACGAGAAAAGAGTCGTTGACTCTTGTGTAGAATTTTTAGGAGAGTCTAAACCTTATTCAGGTAATTTTACCCCAACTCAACAGGCGCAAGGTTGTGGTGTTCCACCAGCGATTGAACAAAAACCCGCAGATTTACCCAAATATGATTTTGCAACAACGAATTTATTGGAGAAATAAGATATGAGCCAGTGGATAGCCGGGATTGCTCTGGGTCATAACGCTAGTGTTTGTTTATTAAAAGACGGTGAAGTCGTTTTTTCTGTAGAAGAAGAACGGCTTTCTAAGTCTAAACACGATGGTGGACCCATACTTAGTATGATGAAAATCTTAGACTATACAGATAAGATTGATTATCTGGTAGTGGCGGGCCTGCAATCGTACCCGGACGAGCATCTCACCAGTATTATTGATTACAGCAGAGAGCCATTATATCAAGGAATCGCAAGACGATTGGGGTTAATTGAACAACCAAAAGATGGGGAGACCGATACGCAGTCACCTCAGGTTATTGATATGTTTGATAATCACCACAGACTCCATTCAGCGATTGCCTTCTATAATTCTGGATTTGAATCGGCCGCAAGTGTCATTGTAGATAGTTGTGGTAGTCCCAGAGGGCTCGGAAGTGATAAAGAATCAGGTCTATATTTTGAAATAGAATCTATTTTCGACTGTTCCTATACAAAAGGAACTAAATCTCTATATAAGAAAATGGGGTGCGACAAGGGAAGAAGTTATTATATTAAGGAAATGCACGATAAACAATTAGATGAAACATTTATATTAGAAGCAGACGAAGGTGCTGGAATTGGAAAGACTTGGGATGCGGTAACAGATTATTGTGGATTTCATATAAACGATGCAGGCAAGACTATGGGACTATCTGCATTTGGAAATAGTGTTCGTTCCCCATTGCCAGATTTGTTTCGTGACGGTACATCCAATAAAGAGTTGGTCAAGGCGCAATACCCACAACGTACAAGTCTTAATATAAGTAAAAAGGAATTTGAGTTTTTAGATGATATGGATTGGAAAGATGATTTATCTACATCTAATCTTAGAAGAGATATGGCACACAAAGTACAGAAAGAAACACAGGAACAAGTTTTAAATTTAATCATCAAAGCATCCGAAATGAGCGACAATAAGAATGTTGTATTAAGTGGTGGTTATGCACTCAATTGTGTTTCTAATTATTACTACTTGAATAAACTAAATGACCTCGGTATTAATTTGTATGTAGAGCCAAACTCGTCTGATGCTGGTACTGCCACTGGGGCCGCTTTACTGTATCATTATATGTTAGAGAAAGAGAAGGGCAACGAATGGCTAATGCCTAGAGAAAGAAATGATAATTTATTTCTAGGCCCAGAATATAATTATACTGTCAATGACATCCACCAAAAAGTTGAGAAATATTACGATTGTTATGTTAATGAGTGTACTGCGGGAGATGTTGCCCAGTTAATTCAGAATGGACATATTGTTTCTATATTTCAAGGGCGAAGCGAAATCGGCCCGAGAGCATTAGGCAATAGAAGTATACTATTCAATCCAACTATAGAGAATGGTAAAGACATAGTAAATAAAGTAAAAGGCAGAGAATATTTCAGACCATTTGCAGGCGCAGTATTAAAAGAGTATGTCCACGATTGGTTTGATATGAGAGAACTAAAAGAATCACCAAATATGATGTATGCCGTGGATGCCCACGATGATGTGGTTGGCCAAATACCATCCGTGTTACATATAGATAATACGTGTAGAGTACAAACGGTTACTGAAGAAGGAAATAAGCATTTTTATAGACTCATTGAAGAGTTTCATAAAATTGCAGGTGTACCAATATTGTTTAACACTTCATTTAATCTAGCAGGCGAACCACTAGTAGAAACTATTGATGATGCACTGAAAGTTTTAAATGATTCTGAAATGGAATATTGTTATATGCCAGAATTACAAATTCTAATTAAATTACATAATGGAGTAAAAAAATGAGTCAGTGGATTGCAGGTATAGCCAGAGGTCATAATGGTGGCGTTTGTTTATTGAAAGATGGAGAGATTGTTTTCTCTATAGAAGAGGAGAGATTGACTCGATTTAAATACGATGGCTCCCCATTAGCCTCTATGACTAAAATACTTGACTATACAGACAAGTTGGATTATCTAGTAATTGCTCATACACAACCTGATGAGAGCCGATTAGATTATAGTGGAGATAATGTTTATGCCGGATTGGCACGAAAATTACGGTTGATTGAAAAGCCAGACCAAGTATTAGATATGCACAAGTGGCA